CAAGAGGGGCTCATGCCGCAAAGTTTGCTAAATTAGATAAATACAGCAACGTTAGAAGATTCGAAATTCCATACAATTATTCTGGCGAGAATATAAGCGCTCGAGACGCTATTATTTTGTGCCAAAAAACTTATGCAAATTTTCCCCTTTTCACAAGAACCGTAGATTTGATGTCTGAGTTTGCCAATTCAAATATTTATTTGTATGGTGGAACTAAAAAGTCCAGAGAATTAGTAAAAAAATGGTTTACGAGAATTAACCTTTGGTCTTTCAAGGACCAGTACTTTAGAGAGTATTATAGGTCTGGAAATATTTTTATTTATAGGTTAATGTCTAAGTTTTCGGCAGATGACTTTAAAAGCATAAGGAAGATGTACTCCGAAGCCGGAGCTAAAGTCGGGGATATACCTATAAAGTATATCATAATGAATCCGGCTGATATAGCTATGGATAGAGGCATGGCCCATGATGCCCCCAATTATAAAAAAATCTTGTCTGAATATGAGATCAATGAATTAAGAAATCGAAAAACAGATCAAGCCGAAGAAATTTATAAATCTCTTCCAGATGATGCAAAAAGAAAATTGCAAAGCCAAGACTGGAGAGAGACGGGGGTCGAAATAGAGCTCGATCCAAAAAGCGTTTTTTCTAGCTTTTATAAAAAACAGGACTACGAGCCATTTGCAATTCCTTTCGGATATTGCCTCCTTGATGATATAAATTGGAAGCTTGAATTAAAAAAGATCGACCAAAACATAAGCAGAACAATAGAAAATGTTATTCTTTTAGTTACGATGGGTGCAGAACCCGACAAGGGCGGTACAAATTATAATCATATTGCGGCCCTCCAAAACATTTTTGCTGGAGAGAAGTCTGGTCGGGTTTTGGTTTCTGATTATACTACTGAAGCTAAATTTATTATTCCCGACTTGAATAAAGTCCTCGGTTCTGAAAAATACAGGGTTGTTAATGAAGATATTCAGAATGGATTGCAAAACATATTCTTTTCTGACGCAAAATATTCTGGAAACGAAGTTAAAACGAAAATATTCCTGAAAAGGCTCAATGATGCGAGAAACGAATTTCTCTCTTTCTTTCAGCCCCAGATAGATCAAGTTTGCGAATCTATGGGTTTGAAGGGAAAAAGTCCTCAAGCTAAATTTACAGAAATAGACATGAATGACGACGTAGCATTAAAAAGGGCTACAACAAGACTTATAGAATTGGGTATTATACATCCGCAAGACGGCTTAGAAGTTATAAAAACCGGAAAGTTCCCGTCTCAAGAAGAGCATCAAATGAGTCAACAAAGGTTGGTTGACGAAAGAGAAAAGGGCTGGTATAATCCTCTTGTTGGTGGAGTGCCAGTAATAGATAGTCCAGAAGGCTCAAATAATACACCGACCAAGGTTCCTAAGCAGGACGTTGGCAGGCCTTCTAGTAAAGCGTCGAAATCTCCAGCTCAAGAATCTTATAAAGCCGAAGATATCGTTAAAGCCTCGAAAGAAGTTGAAAAGTTTTTCAAAGATGCCTGTGGTATTGCAAGAAAAGTCTATGATAGGAAGAAACTGACCAAAGAACAGAAGTCTCTTGTGGAGCAGGTTTGCGAAACTATTACGCAGTCTAAAGTTGAAAAGGATTGGCGAGATACGGCAGAGAATTTCATGAAGGGCAACTTAAATGTTGAGGATTTAGATATTCTTCCAGAGATTAAAAAAATCGCGTGTGACCTAGATTTGGATTTTAAGCATTCCGCTTTAATGTTCCATTCAAAGAATTTGTTTTCACAAAAATAAAACTTTTGTGTACAAATTGGGGACATGGACAAAAGATCTTTTAAATATACATCGACGTTTTTATCGGAAATAACCGCCTCTAGTTTCATACCTGAAAAGGAAATGAATATTTCAGAGGCGACGATCTCTAAACTTGCTGGAAGAGTTCCTTATATTGATCTAGAAAAAAATATAGATTTACATGGAATTGCATTTGAAGTAGCCCTCGTCAACCAATTTAACGAAAACGGTGACGGGATAGCTTCCGCAGAAGCCTCAAAATGCTTTGATTATTTCGTAGATAAGCCAATTAATAAAGAACATGAACGATCAGAAGTTATCGGTCATGTTGTCTCAGCCTCTCTTTGCGAGAGAGGTTTTGGAAAAACTCTTTCTGTTGACGACATCATTGGTTCTGACGAAGTGTTTTCAATTACTCTTGGAGGAGTAATATACAAGATAGTAAATCAATCCTTCTCTGAAATTCTTTCTAATATAAAAGATAATGATGACGAGGAGTCCCATATATACGCAAGTTGGGAAATCGGGTTCAATGAATACAACTTGGCCGTTGGACCTACTAAACTTTTAAAAGATGCTGTCGTTTATGAGGACGAAGCTTCTATAGAAAACTTTAAGCCTTACGTTAAAGCGTTTGGCGGAACTGGTAAAGATTCCAAAGGAAATTACGTATTTCGGCTTCCTGTTGGAGAAGTTTTACCGCTAGGCGTGGGGTTAACAACCAACCCCGCTGCTAAAGTAGATCCTATCTACATAGAAGGTAGAGAGGATAAAGATTCGGATTGCAAAGCATCTGCTGTAAAAAATAAAATAAAAAATACAGAAGAAAATATTTCACATAAATCCGAGTCTAATGTAAGAACTGATACAGAAAGCAACCAAAAAGGTATAAAAATGGACGAAAATCAAATAAAAGAAATCGTTGAGGAGGCGCTGGCAGAAAAAGAGGCTAAACATGAGTCTATTGCACACGCTTCTGAAAAAATAGTTGAGGCTATCAAATCGGCGAACGACAAGTACACCGAAGAAAAAGAAGCTATCAACGCAGAAAAACAGGCTCTTGAAGAGCAAGCTCTTGCTGAAAAGGAAAAAGTGGAAGAAATTTCCAAAAGCCTTGAAGAAGTAAAATCAGAGCTTACTGCCGCTCAAGAGAAAATTCAGGAAATGGAAGCTGAAAAAGAGAAGGCTGAAGCCGCCGCTAGATTCGATGCGAGACTTGATGAAATCAAGGATGCATACGAGCTTGGCGAAGAAGTTACTAAAATTGTAGCGAAGCGCTTGGGTCAGATCGAAGATGACGAAGCTTTTGAATCTTTGAAAGAAGAATTTAAAGTGACCTTTGCTCACTTGAATAAAGAATTGATCGCACAGAAGCAGGAAGAAACCAAACTGGCCGAAGCTAAACTTGAAGAAGCTAAAGCTAGCGAAGTTGATCCCGTGGAAGAGAGCGAAGCAGAAGAAAAGAAGGAACTTCCGAACACGGCCTCCTCCGCTTCTGAAGAACAAGACGAAACAATGCAAGAGAAGTTCGGTAAAGCTTTTAATAAAGAAACCGTAACAGTATCTTAATAACAAAGGAAAAAGAAACATGAAAAGACTATATCCCCTTCGTGATATTAACGAACATGACGTTGTTAACTTTTTCGCAAGAACATCTGTTAACAACCAGAACACGGATACTGGAGACGGCGACTCTGGAGTAATCGTAGCGATTTCTTCCGGAAATTTGGATCAAGATCCTGTTACCTTTTCTTCTAATGGCTACCTCGGCAAGACCGATTACGCTTATGTTGGAAGAAATCAGTATCCAGAAGTACCTCACAAACTGGCCACAGCCGGAACTGGTGACAATGCCCTTGGCATCACTCTCCGCGAAGTTGCTCTGTATGATGAGAACAATGAGAAATATCTCTACTACCCGCAAAAAGCTACCGAAAACCAGATCGTTCTGAGTGGACAAGCTGAACCCGTTTTGACACGCGGTTTTGTTACCCTCGATGATTCGGCTTTCTTGAGCACAATCCCCGCAGTGAACACCAACCTTGTTGTTGCTTCTGGCGGTGGAAAGTTCGATGCAGAAGGCGCTGGTGGAGCAGGTACGACTGTAGTAGGCAAAGTCCTAGCTACTGGAAGTCGCGTTGCTGGTGATACCGCAGATTATTTTGCTGGTGCCGCTGGTGCGACTGGAACTTACGCTTACGTAAAAATCGACTTTTCTTAAGGAATAAATAAAATGGAAATTAAGTTTAAAAGAACTAAAGATCAGATCGCGCTTGTGAAGCAGATGGCATCCGCTAATAAGGCAGAAGCTATTGAAGCACAAGAAATGATGGCCGCATTCATGAGTCAGACTCTTGCTGAAGTCATTGATACCGCTCCTACGATGAGCAATTACTACACCACGGTTCCATTTAACCCTGATGAAAACCCCAGCTTCCCTGTTGATCTCTACTCTGATATCACTGACGAAGACTTCCTGAAGGTTTACAGTCAGTCGGTTCCGGGTGGACTGCCTTCTAACGAAGTTGTTGTACCTTCTCAGGAAATGAAAGTCGCTACTTACTCTCTGGACTCCGCTTGGAGTTTTGATTCTAAGTACGCTCGGCGTTCACGCCTTGATGTTGTGGCCAAAACCTTCCAGAGAATGATGCAGGAAGTGATGCTGAAGCAGGAAACTACTTCCGCTAATCACATTCTGGGCACTCTGGCTGACAACGCCGCTAACACGGTTATTACCGGATCGAGCACCGCACTTCTCCCCGCAGACTTTAACGATTTGATCGTTAGAGCCGAAAGAGTTAACTCTTCTTGGACGGGCGGAACTCCTGCTGGTAACGTTGGCGCAGTGACCGACATTGTTCTCGGACCTGAGCGTATGGCCGATCTTCGGGCAATGGCTTACAACCCGATTAACACCGTAGACAGTGACCAGACGGTTGCTTCTGGTGCTGACAGTGGTATCGCGGCTCCCGACGGAATTCGTTCCGGCCTGTTTAATGGCGGTGGAATTCCGACCTTCTATGGTCTGGGAATCCGCAACATCAGAGAACTTGGCGTGGGACGCAAGTGGACGAACGTATATGACGCCCTCTCGGGTAGTGATTTCGACGCCGCTACTGACGACCTCGTACTCGCTCTGGACCTTTCCGGAAGCTCCATGATTCGTGTGGTTTCCACAGATCCTGATTCCAATTCGAGCATTTCTGTTAATGTTGACGATCAGTTCGTCGCACGGCAGAGAAAAATCGGCTGGTGGATGGAACTGGAAGAAGGTCGCGTGATCCTTGATTGGAGAAAAATCTTCGGTATTCGTATCGATAACGCGAACGCCTAATCCAGTTAGGTAACAAATCAAAAGGCTCCGTCTCGAAAGAGGCGGAGCTTTTTTGTTTCTCTAAATATGCTACAAAGTGTAAAGAGAATCAAAGGAAAAAGGTTAAAATAGGTAATAAATATGAAAAAAGATATATTTGAACACGAGGCAAACGGAAAGTTAACTGAAAGAAATTCAAAAGCACAAAAGATTCAAGACGCAATTGGTATTCAGGCAAAGAATCCATTTGGGGTTAAAACAATTGAAGCTTTAGAAGAAAAGCTTTCGAACTCATCTCTAATAGATTTGCGAAGACTGGCTATAAACGCTGGAGAATCAGCTTCTGGAACTGTTCCGACTCTAAAAAAGAAAATTAAGGGCGCATTCAAAAAGTTCCAAAGTAATTGCGGTGGATATAAAGTTAGAGATGTCGAACAATGCTTTTCTGAAGAACAAAAACGAAAAGTAATGGACATCAACAAAAATGGCTGACTTAAACACACTAGCGCAACAGGTTATCGAATCAGAATTTGACTATTTGACTGGCACAGATAGAATCTGCCAGAAAACTACAATAGAAAACTGGTTTAGATATAATCTTGGTCTTTTAAATACGCATTTATTTACTTGTTACAGCGGAGAATCTCCAGAATGGGGTCTTGAAGAGCAGGCTATTTACAAAGCGATGTACTTGTCCAGCTTTTATGGTCAAGAAGCCAAAAAAGTTCTCCGAAACATGAACTCAAACACTTTGGAGTGGTTAACTCTAAAGGAGGGTGATTCTCAGATAACCCTGCAAAATAAGAATGAAGTAGCAAAAACGTATAGAGGATTGGCTTCTGAAATGACAGAAGAGGTAAACCGACTAGTTCAGAACTATAGGCTTTATCAGGTGAATCCTACTGATGTTAGTGTCTCCGTTTCTACATTTGATGGATTTGAATAATGACAAGTTTTTTATCTGCCGCCCAAAAAGCCCAAATTAATGCGGTTTTTGATGACATTCATGATACCTTCAAAAGAAATATAAACGTATACAAGAAGGGTCAAGAAACTCTAATTGATTTAGGTGGCGGTGGATATAATAATCTTTATGATAGAGAAAAAGACTCAAAAAACACACCGCCTTCTTACGAAAAGTATACTATAGATGCTAGGATAAAGTATATAGGGGAAGGAAAGGAAGACGAGCTTCTTGATAAAAGGGGTCTTCAAGTTGAGTTTCCTTATGGCGGTATACGACTTAAATTAGATAAAACGGCTTATGACTTGTTAATCTCCTCTAAGAGAGTAGAGGTTGATGGTCAAATGTATAAGGTCAAAAGCGAGGCGTCTAGAACCGGGCCTTTCGGAGCAAATTATTATATCATCTACTTGCAAAGGGAGGACTAATGCCTAGAAAAGTTTTTGTAAATACTAACTCTATAGTAACAAAAGTAAGAAAATCCAAAACCGTTAATAGGCAAATGAAATCCAGAGCCGAGTCTGTTGGTAGATTAGTGTCTAGAGTATCTAACGAAAAGTTAAAAAGAGATTTTGAACAGCACCCAGTAACAAGAGAATTAGATGGGGGTGCCAATGCTACGAATATATCTGGAACTCTTGGCGGTTATGGTAATCTTTTTACATTTATAGGTTTCAACCAAGGATCTAAACCAACAAACGCTATAAGACCAATTATTCAAAATTCTATAAGAGTAAAAAATGTTAAAATTGACAGAAGAACGAGCTCTGTTATTATAGAAATATCTACTCCTAGTAAGGAAGAAATATTTCAAGCCACACCAATGCCTTGGCAAACTAGAAGCTGGGTTGAAGG